TGGCATGGGCCACCTGTTTCTCCTTGTGTGCGCAGGGGGTGTGGATGGCCCCGCCCCCCTGCGCAAAGGCGGGGCCATCCACGTCTAGGTGCCTAGTGACTAGGCGGTGCCGCCAATGAAGTGCTTGACGTGCGACGTCTGCGGCAGGTTGCCGTCGACGCGGATCTGGAAGCGGAGGGTGACCTGCCCGGTGTTGAAGGCGAAGTCATCCGAGCGGGCGACATCAATGCCGCCGACCGTCCTGACGTAGTAGCTGGGGAGATGCCCGGCCACGATTGACTTGCCAGAAGCGCCAACGTTCGCCATCGCGGGGTTCTCGATGAGCGCGTAGCTTCCGAGGATCGTGTCGGGGGTGCCAGGAGCAAGCGTCGGAACGAAGACGTAGTCGCCGCTCGAGGTCTTCAGCTTGCGCATCGCGCCGATCGTGGAGCCGTTCGCCATGACCCCGAAGCCGGGGAGGCGGCGAGCCGCGCCGTCGAGCGAGTAGACCAGGTCGATGAGGTTGTCGGCCGTGAAGCCGCCCGTTCCCATCGTCGCGGTCGCGGTGCCGCCGGTGACGCCGAGGGTAGAGGCGTCCACGATGCCCTTGGGCTGAACGGTGCCGGTGCCCACGGTAAGGGCGTTGTTGACCGCGTAGCCGATGGCGTTGCCGGCCTGCTGGCCGAGGAAGCCAATGACGTCGATGTTGCTGTCGGCGAGGAACTCCTGCGAGACCTGCACGAGGAAGGCGTACTTGTGCGCCTTGAGCGTGGTCTTGCCGAAGGCCGGGTCCGACTCGTCGATCGTGGCGGCCTCAGCCTCAATGGCTGCGGTCGACCAGGACGCGAGCGACGGGAGGACCAGATCCTCACCGGACGCGGTGTTCAGCACGGTGACGACGCTGGGGTCGAGCATCGGGCCGACGAGCCGCGCCTGGTCGATGACGACATCGGAGAAGGAGGTCGGCACGGGGGCGTTGCTGCTGGTCTTGGCAATGTCGCGCTTCTCAAACTGGAAGGAGTAGGCGCGACGCTCGCCGGCGAGCAGCGAACGGAGGATGTCGGCGTCCGACTCGGCGCCGGTTGAGCGGGCCTCGACGGGACGGGCGACGTTCTCGACGCCGCGCATTGCCTCGGCGATCTCAGCCTCACGCTTCTCAGCGGTGATGAGGGTATCGATGAGAGCGCGCTTCTCGTCGAGCTCCGCGAACGTGCGGTCGACGAACTCGCGCTCCTCAGCGGACAGGTCGCGGCTCTCAGCGGCGGCCTCATCCATCTTTGCCTTAGCTGCGTGGTAGGCGGACTGGCGGTCCTCCACGAGCTTCTTCAGGTACTCGGACAACGTAGTTCACCCCTTTCTGGGGTCTCGGTTTTGGAATGCGCAGGTGGTTCATTTGCGATCCCGCCGAGGCTCCTCAGAGCGGGGACCTAGCCGCGGCTCACGCGGCCAGGAAGTCTCATGCCTTGAAGGCTAGGTCCAGCTTGGTCTTGAGCAGGTTGATCTGGGCCGGGTCGTGCACCACGTCCTCAACGACCGGCTCAGGCTCCGGCTCCGGCGACAACTTCGCCACCACCGCGGACAGCAAACCGGCCTGGTCAAGTGTCAACGTTGCGCCGCGCTCAAGCGCCTCAAGCGCGCCATTGAGTGCGTCGGCGTCCTCACCAGTGGCCTCAGCCAGCATGTCCAGGGAGCGCACCGCGGCAGTTGTGGCCTCATAGGCCGGAAACGTGACGATGCTCGTCTCGTGCAATCGGACCTGCTGAAGGGTCCGCTGGCTGCCGTCCTCGCTCCACTTATCGCCACCCCGAGGTACGGAGAAGCCGAAACTCATGGAGTCAATGACGCGCGGGTTGCCACCGGCGCCCAGGAGCACGGCGAGGTCGCGGCCATCGGTCGTGTCAGGCAGGGTCGCCTTCACCAGCAGACCACGGCTGTCCTCCTCGAGCGTCATCGTCTTTGACCGGGTCGACGCCAGAGGGCGGGCCGGGTCGTGGTTGACGAGAAGGAAGACGTTGTTGCGAGACTTCAGCGAGCGACCGAAAGCACCAGGGGCAATTGTTTCAGTGAATGGTAAGGGGGCGCTGGGAGAATTGAACACCGCGGCGTAACCCTCAAAGGTCATGCCCTCGGGGGCCTCGCGCACCTCAATGTCGTCAACGGTGAAGGTGCGCTTTTCCATCTTGCTCATGTCAGTCCTCACTTGCCGGGTAGGCAGACTGGGGATCGTCCGGCGCGATCTGCGAGATGCCCTGCAACATCACCGAAGGCAGGCCCGTATGAGTGATAGTCGGCAGGCCCATCGCCTGCATCGTCTCTGCTGGATCAAAGCCAGCCGTGATGAGGCGCTGCGCCATGAGCACCTTGCGGTCCTCCGCGACGACGCCGGCGTCCTCAATGTCAATGTTTGCTAGAGGTACGCGGGGGGCGTCGCCGTTATTGACGGGCCGAAGATCCATGTAGCTGCGGACATCGTTGACTGACAGGTAGCCAGCCTGGAGGCCCGTGCTGAACACCTGAGCCTGAGTGGCCGAGTCGCCGCGCAGCAGCCCGTCCATGTTGAACCGCAGAAATACCTCACCAGGCAGGAGCCGATTGTGGGCTTCCTCAATGGCAGCAATGAGCGGCGTGAGCGAGTAGCGGGTGAACTGAATGGCGTTGTGCTCAACGGATGCATACGACATCGCGCCGGGAGTGTTCAATCCGATCATTGACGGGGGCACGCGAAACACCCGAGCGACTTCTTCGACCGCAAACTGGCGGCTCTCAAGCATCTGGGCCTGCTCGCCATCCGAGCCCGTCTTCACGAACTTGGCGCCACCCGACAAGACGCCCGGGCGGTGAGCCTTCTTCAACCCCTTGTGCCCAGCCTCAAACGCATCGACCAGATCCTTGGCCTGCTCCTGCGTCAGGTTGCCGGGAAACTCGATCATGCCCGACGTGTTCGCCCCATTGGAGAAATAGCGGGATGCGAACTCGTCCAGAGCCTTCGCCAGCCCGAGCGTCTGCTTCAGCTCGTCCACGCGGCTCACGCCCTTGAGGGAGCCGGGGCGGCGCATCTCAGGGATGTAGAGCACCTCGTCGCTGGACAGCACGGCCTGGCCGCCGTCAATGACGTACTCGCGCAGACGCGTCTGCTTGTTACGGCGAATCTCTACTCGCGTCGGGTCAAGCGGCTGGAGAGCCACAACCTCGCCGCCGCCATTACGGAGGATCTGCACGACCGCCCCATGCGACAGCAGCATTGACACGACGATCTGCTTGTAATACTCAATGCGGCTCGTGCCCGGCCCCTCGGGCTCGTACACCCAAGCCGGGCGGGGCGTGTAGGGCAGTCGGGAACCGTCGCGGCGCAGGAACGTGTCCACGGGCAGCGTGGAGATCGTGTCCGACAGAAGCCTGACGCAGGCGTAGGCCGCGCCGATCTCGAGGGCGTTCTTCTGGTTGACGACAGTGCCGGACCAGGTGGCGAACCCCGACACGTCAATGCCTGAGCCCCACACCTGCTGGTAGGAGAGGTTGCGCTCCTCCATCGGCTGACCGCCGAACAAGTTCCCGAGCATCAGAGGCCTCTCTCAAGCGCGACACCAAAAGCCAGCCCGCAGACGCCAGCAACAACGAAACCCAGCCAAGGCGCCACAAGGGCGCACCCGACAATGAGCGCCACGCAGCCAGCGATCTGCAAAGCGAGGGCGATGCGCATAGACGCTCCTAAACGGAAAAGAAACTGGCGACAGGGGCTTCGGGCTCCGCCTCGCGGCGATGGGTAGCCCGGTCGAAAGCGATGATCGCGGCGACCGCGGCGTCGATCTTGCGAGGCGACCCGCGATGCTCCTTGACTACCCGCGGCCCCTTCTGGTCCACCTTGATGACGCAGTTATCGAGGTGGCGGGAAAGAGCGGGAGCATGATCGTGCGCGACCTGGCCTGATACCACCGCGTCAAAAAACTTGGCCGTCGATGGCACCATGCGAGCTGGGCTGCTCGATGGGTACTCAGTAATCGGAACCCCGGCCTCCGCCAAAGCCTCCATCGACCGCTGCCAGCGGAACGGGTCACACGCAACCTCAACCACATTGAGCCGGCCGCAAGTCTCCAAGATCCGAGCCTCAACCCCGCCAATGTCAACCCGCCAGTCGTCACGGTCGCCGGGCTGCTTCTCCCAAAGATCGACCAACCACACGCGGGGTATGTCCTCAATCGTCACGCCGACAATCGCCGTCGTATCACCCGAGAACGAACCATCGAAACCGAGCACAACCGGGGTCCGGTCATCCACCGGGGCCATCTCGGGCAGCTCGTCCCAAGCGCCGTGCGGCAACCAGGCCTGCTGCGAGCTCACGAAAACGTTGGTTCGCTTCGTGCGGAACTCCCAGGGTTCGCGATCTGCCAGTTCTTCGGGTCGCGGTGGTCACAATCCGAGTCGGCCTGCCACCAGGCCCCGAAGAACGACGGGTCCTCAACCTCGCCAGCGGCGACCCGCTGGGCGTACTGATAGAGCCCGTAACACACCGAGTCCTGACCGGTCGTGTCAGTCCTGACACCAGCCGTCGTGATCGCCAGCGTCAAGGCGTCATAGCGCGCCGCCTGGGCCAGCGTCATGACGTCCCAGAGCTCGCGGTTAGGCGCCGCGTGGAGCTCGTCATAAACGACGAGAGTGGGAGACAGGCCTTCCTTCGTGAACGCTTCCGACGAAAGCACCCGATACACCGAGCCAGTAGCCGGGATCTCAATAGCGTCCCGATACAACTTTGCCTGCTCGGCAAGCTCAGGCGACATCTCCACCATCTGCTTCGCCGAACCGAACACGATCCGGGCCTGCTCACGGTCAGCCGCACACGAATAGACCTCGCCACCTCGAGGACCCATGAACAAGCCATAAAGGGCAATACCGGAGCCGAGCGCCGACTTACCGTTCTTCCGGGGCAAGCCGACTAAAGCGACCTTGGCTCGCAGTCGCTTATCCGCTCGACGCGCCCACAGGTGGTCCATGAGCTTGCGCTGCCAAGGCCGCAGCAGCAACGGCTCACCAGCCCGGCCGCCAACCGAATCCTTCACCTGAGGACACAACGCCTCAATGAACTCGGCAACCAGAGGGCCGTCGCCGCGCTTGATGTCAGCAGCAGGAACCGAAGTCAGAATGGCCGGCGGCCAACCCTTGATCTTGCGGGGTGCCATGCGCAGGAGGCTCCCTAGTTATTGCGCTTCGCCTGCAACTTCTCCAACGTGGAGGCGGCCTTCACTTCAGCCAAGCCCAAACGAGCACGCGAGGTCGGATCAAAACCAAGCAGCGACAGCCACTCACTAATTTCCTTGTTCAAATCCCGCAGCTGCTTCCTAGCCTCAGTCGACGACTCAGCAACCGGCAGCAACCGGGCCCGCTCCTCAAGAGACTGCCGCAACATCGCCAACCGAACCGCATCAGTCCGAGCCAGCCAAGGCGACCCCGACGCCATGATCTCCTCAAAGACCTGGGCCGCGTCATGCTCATAAGGCTCCAGCTGCACAGGCTCAACCGCGGCAATAGCCGCGCCCTGGTTCTTCCCATGACGGGTCGCATTCCAAGTACCCGTGCGCTTGTGCTGCTCCAAAGGCTTAGGCGGGCGACCAGTCCTCGCCATAAAGCCTCCTAAGTCAGTTCAAGTCTCAGCGCCTCAACCTTCGCGCGAGTCCAATCAGTCCCGCCCCCGGCCGCCAGCACCGCCTCGTACTGCCGCAGCTGCAAAGCCTTGTGCCGGCGCACGTCCGAATCAGGCACGCGGCCCCGACGTTCAGCGATCTTCTTCCGAGTGTCGTACCGCTTCGACGAGCGGTGCGCAGCCACCCGGCAACGGCCACCGCAAAAGCGGGCGTCAGCTCGAGCAGCCCGAGGAATCGGGCCGAAGCACCAGGCGCAGGTCACGAAATCAGTGTAACGGCTATGCGCGGATTTGAGCCATGCCAGACGGGCTAATCGTTGGGTCGTTTTTTGCGAGCGGGTTTGCGCCGGACTAGGCCGTCAGCCATGCCTTGGCGGGCCAGATCGGCCCCATAAATCTTGCTTATCCACAGGCCCCCTCCCGACTTGTGCAAAATTACGCGTTTGCA